CCCAGCAGGAAGCCAAAAACGCAAAACTAGCCGAGTCTGGCGACCACAAAACCCTCTGGGAAGAAGCACAAACCACTGTTGCCGAATTGAAGCAACAACTTGCCTCAAAAGACAATGAAATCAGCGACCTAAAGAAGAATTACAGCAAGGAACAAATGAAGGCAGCGATGGTTGCCCAACTCTCCCAAAACGGTGCATTAGCGCCCGACCAGTTGTATCGTTTAGTAGAGGAAAACCTCCACACCAAAGACGGTCAGCCTGTGGCTGTAGTCGGCGGAATCGAGGTTCCGGTTGGGGACTACATCTCCAATCTCAAAAATCCCGGCAGCGGTTACGAGCACCATTTTGCAGCAACGAACCGCTCCGGCATGGGTGTAGCAGGCAGTGCCCGCGCCACCTCCCTACCTGGCCAAAGCAACCCGTGGTTGAAAGACAGCTTCAACGTAACCGAGCAAATGATCCTCCTATCGAAGGATCCCGACAAAGCCCGATTACTGAAAGCTGAGGCCGGACAATAGCCCCCGTGGGGCGCTCTGCAAACCCCTGTTAATCGCCTCCAATGGCTGCTATTTCCGAGAACTACACCGGCGGAACATTTCTGTCGGACCTGGTAACTCGCCCCGAGTTCCTGCAGTACACCTCTGAGGGCATCTTCGAGCAATCGAAGTGGCTCCAGAGCGGCATCATCCAGCGCAACGGCGCCCTTGATGCCCGTGCAGGCGGCACCCGCGTGCGTGTTCCTTTCCACGACCCCATCAGCCCCACCGAAGAGCAGATCACCTCAGCATCTAACTGGGGCACCTCCGGCGCTGGCTACCTCACCCCACAGGGCACCACGGCTGACGAGCAGATCATGACTCTGCTGCACCGTGGCTTCAGCTACGCCGCTGATGACCTCAGCAAGCTCGGCTCTGGAGCGGACCCCCTGGCCCACGTCCGCAACCAGCTGTCTGCAGCAATCAACAAGCTGAAGACCGCCACCCTGAAGGCCCAACTCCTGGGACTGTTCGGCGGCATCACTGGCGCTGGCATCCTCGGCCCCAACCAGTACGACGCCACTGGTACGACTTCCGCTACCGAAGCCAACTATCTGACTGTTGGCAACCTGATGCAGGCCAAAAACCTGCTGGGCGAGCGCGGTGAGGAGATCGACTCCATCGCCATGCACTCCTCTGTTGCTTACTACCTGCAACAGATCGGGATGCTGACCTTCAGCACCTCCGCCCTTGCCGCATCCGGCGCCGTCACCTGGGGCGCTGGTGGTATTGGCGTCACCCAGCCCGAGGTTGGCACTTTCGCCGGTCTCCGCGTGGTGATCGACGACCAGCTCTCTTCCCTGGCTGGTGGTACCGCGACCCACATCGTGAAGTACCCGATCTACATGTTCAAGTCGGGTGTGGTTTCCGAAGGTGTGCAGCAGGATCTGCGTCTGGCGGCGGATCGTAACATCCTGTCCATGCAGGACGTGATCGCTGTTGACTACCACTACGGCTACCACATCGGTGGCACCAAGTGGAACGTGGCTGGTGACAACCCCACCAACGAAGCGACCACCGGCAACCTGGCCGACACCGCCAGCTGGGCACTGGCCTACAGCACCACCAAGATGATCCCCATGGTTCGTCTCCTGGTGAACACCCCCTTCGACACCTCCGTCTACGCCTGATACACTCAGGTGGCTGCGTTGGCAAAAGGCCCCCTCACGGGGGCTTTTTTATTGCTCAGAGCCCAAGCCGCCGCCGCTCCTGCTTCTCAAACACATCCATGGTGTTCGACACCATCTTGTACGACCGCAACACCAGCTGATTCACCACCTGGTACGACATATCCAACCGATCAGCAATTTCAGGCACCGGCAGCCCTTCATTCCGCAACTTCTGCACCTCTTTGGCCACATCAGCCAACTTCCGCGGCTCAGGCTTCTTCCGCGACTTCCGTGGTTTCTTCTCCTCTACAACCTTTTCAGGCTCCTCTTCAAATAGCATTTCGACAAGCGTGTCTTTGTCTTCACCAATCATGGGGCTTGTAAGGCTGTTCATTACTAAGGATAGGGAGCGTTCATTTGTAGACGTCCCCCAAGAATCAGCCGCCGAAACCCAGGTAGAAATCGAGATGTCCGGTGGAACGGTTTACCACGCCTGTGTAATCCAGCAATCCCGAAAACGCCTCAAGGCTAGACTGAATAAAAGACTGTACTGATTGTCGTGGCCGCTGTTATTGACGCCACTCTGCAAGGGGCCAGCTCTAACAGCTACGTGACGCTGGCTGAAGCAAACTCCTACTTCGAGACCACCCCAGATAGCACTACCTGGGACGACAAAACGGACGACCAAAAGAACCGGGCGATCATCTCCGCCACCCGCTTCCTCGACGTCCTCCGGTACTACGGCAAGCGCTGCACCGACACCCAGGCACTGAAGTGGCCCCGGAAGGAGTTCACCGTTGACACGGTGGAGCTGGCCTGTACCTTCATCCCCGACGAGATCAAGATCGGCACCTTCGAGCTAGCCCGTGCTCTCGCCAACAACACCGACGCCGTAACCGGCAGCACCGGAACGTCGGGTCTTTACGACGAGGTTGAGCTGGGCGACCTGAAGGTCAAATACAACACGCAGACCCAAACCCCTGGATTGACGAACAACATCTTCGACGAATACCCCTGGCTGCAGGGCTACATCGGCGCCTACTGCATGGGCGGCGCCACGAATTATGCCGTCAAGCTGCTGAGGGGTTGAGATGTCCCGCATTGACGACACCTTCAAACAGATCCCAGGCCGATTGATGGCCGACTGGGGTAGCGACATCACCTACGTGAAGACGAGCACACCTCGTAATTACAACCCAGAGACCGGCGATGTTTTCGGTTCTGATGTCGAGGTAACGGTACGTGCAGTGATCAGCAACATCTCCTCCCGCGAGGCGGAAGGTCTTTATCAAACCACCGACCTCTCCATCCTGATCGGCAACGAGGAGCTTGGAACGTACTTCCCAACGGAAGCCGACCGAATCCGCTACCCACAGGCGGGTGTCACCCGCGAGGGCAAGATCCTTAGCGTCCGCAGCTACCGCGGCGACAACCCCCTATTCCACCAACTCATCGTGAGGCCGCAATAGTGAAAAACGATTTCTGGAAATTGGCAAAACAGCTCGACATGGTGGCAGCTTCCACAGTGACCATGGGACCACTACGCGCAGCACACAGAACAATCCGGGAGCTTCAACAGGAAGGCCCCAGCTGGACCGGCAAGTTCTCAAACTCCTGGCAAGTCTCAACCCCTGATGGTCGCTCCTACAAAGGAACAGGCAAACCAGGCGAACCTCAACAACTCAACATCCCTCTACTTACCGGGCGTCAAGCACTTCGTGCCGGTTTCGCGAAAGACCGCGCTGTATTCACAATTTCAAACTTCTCACCTTACGCGCCCCAAGCGATTGATTTGGTAGAGGACGCTTTTATCCGCCCCACTCCCCGACCTCAAACGCAGCTGGGACGGAAAAAATTTAGAGAAGGAGCCGGTGGTCGGGAATTTCCGTCATACCGGGGTTTGATTGGCACTGGCGACCCCGACCGCGAATCAAGCGCAACAGCCGACTTGGACTGGTTCGCCACTTACGTAGAGGGAGGAAAGCTGGACCGAGCTGTGCAGATTGAAATGGACGACCTTTTCACTGAAATGCGATGAACTACCAAGCAATCCGCGCTGCAGTCGAAGGCCCCATTTTGACCGCCTTCAATAATCTCGTCCCAGAGGTGCCGGTCTACTTCGACAACATCACTGCCGTACCACCCAACACCACCACCGAATACGTCCGCATCAACGTTACCTTCGGCTTCACCACCGACCCCACGCTGACCACCTCTTTAGATCATGTCCGTGGAGCGATCGTCATCCGCGTTTTCACCGAAAAAGGCCGTGGTCCAGCCCGCAACCAGGAACTCCTCAACACCGCCGTCACCACGCTAAAGACACTACAAGACACCGGAAAATCAACCACTGGAGTGTTCTTTAGTATTGGACAAATCAATGGTCCAACATTTTCTTCAACCGATCAATCACCACATTTTGTGGGACGAATCGACACCGGATATGTAGCGACAGACCTGTCATAAATACTGGCTAACCTATAAAAAGTCGGGCTGTGCCCGTGAACACCCTTTACCGATAGGTCAGACCTATGGCTACCGTCCTCTCGGGCACTTCTGGGGCACTGTATTACAAGCCCGCTGGAACTGCCTCCAGTCAACTCGTTGAGACTGACTTCCCTGCAACCGGTTCCGACATCCAAGTCGGCACCGATCTTGGCTTCAAAGTCAACGACCCCGTAACGCTCACCTACCCCGGTGGCGCAACCACCACCAACGCAATCGCAGCTGGCGATTACTTTGTGCTGACCTATGACGCCACCACGGGCGTCATGACCATCAGCTCAACTGAAGGTGGTGCAGCTGAAACTGCAACTGCCCAACCCAGCGGTTTCGGGTCTGAATTTGCAAGCATCGTCTACACCGCTGCAGCGGTCGTCGGTTCCGTGCGGGACTGGAGTTTCGAGATCACTCGATCCGAGATTGACGTCACCACCATTGGCCAAACCCTGGGCATCACGGTGCCCTTCCGTGAGTACATCACCGGCTTTGCAGACGGCACCGGCTCTGCCACCGTCTACACCACCGACGATGACACTGCACTGTCCAGCCGCCTGATCGAGGACGTCCTCCTCCGTCAACAGGCTGGTGCGACGATGAAGCTCTACATCGACCGCGTGTTGGTGAGCGGCACCGTGAACGACACCCAAAGCCGTTCCATCGAAGTTCCCGTTGTGCTGACTTCCGCCAGCCTGAACGTGAACCCCGACGACGGCCAGAGCGTGTCGATCAACTTCCGTCCCAGCAGCGCACCCACCTTCGATTTCAGCAAGTCTTGATAGGCTGAACTTGAGAGAAAGCGCCCCGGTTTTCCGGGGCTTTTTTATTGTCCCCCGCTACATTAAAGGGACAGAGTATTACTTTCATGGCTGGTCTTGTTCGCGCAATCGACAGGCTGCGTAAAGCAGCAAACCTCGCTCCAACAAAGCGTGTTGTCGAATTGTCTGACGGCACCAAATTCGAGATGTATATCTCACCTCTGACCATGGC